TCCAGGGGACAAATGTCTCAATTACATTATTAGCCCAAACTGCACCAGCACCCTTCATCACCGAATAAGCATTGAAATCTAGTAGGGGGATTCTGCCATTAACAGTGAAGAACTTACGACAATCTAACTTAATATGAGGCGTAATCTGTGCTGAGCTATAACCACTTGGAGTTTCTATGTCCGTTTCGTCTGTGGTAGTAGATTTTGTTCCCGCTCCATCGTAAACACCATCAGAGGGAATTTGCAGCGTAACCTGGTTCATATACTTTGTATCACCAAATAAGTGATAGAGGTAAATCTTGGCAGAGTCTATAATGCCCTCTTGTTCGCCCTCAGCTACTGGCGTATACCCTGTATTCAGTTGGGATGGGATGGTGAGTTGGCTAGATTTCCAACTTCCCCACCTGCCCTGAGCATCGCCCTTTTCGCCCAACTTAAGCTTAAGTTCGGTATTGGTGTATCCATAGAATCTTCCATCAAGGTAAACCGAGAGAATCCAGTCAGACGCTTTAACCTTCGGATAGAGTGGTGCTCGGAAGTTTCTAACTGATGATGAGGTGGTAAAAATACCCTTTGACTCAAATCTCTTACCAGGCTTTTTTCTGTCTACAATATCGGCATAGATTGGATTATTATCTTTGTCAAAAACCTCAACACAAACATCGTCCAAGAGGTTTCCGTCTGTATCAGTAATCGTAAAGCCCATCTGATACTGAATCCACGCCTTTCCACCATTGGGGGATGACTCCCAGTGCATAGCATCGTTATATGCTGATGTTCCTAATAGGCGTGGCAGGGTGTTAGAGTTAGGATTAACGATAAAGTTGGCATTGGTATCACAAGCCCACATATCATAAGGGTTGCCACCTCCAACAGCCGTAAAGTTGTAGCTTCGGTGTTCAATAACTCCACTGGGCCTTATCGCATTCGTTATGGAGTTTACCGCCACCAAACCATCAAACTCGTTAGTGGTAGCCTCTATTGCTTGTCCACAATCAAAGAAGTTGTTGTTATTAAAGATAGTAACCATTCCTGGCGATATTGCCCGACATCCCTCAAAGGTGCAACCAGATACCCTATTGTTTCCATAGGTATTAGGAAGAACATTAGCAAATCCTGGCTGTAGCGAGGTATTGCCCTGCTGTGGTGCCCTATATTTTGTCTTAAAGCACCACCTTAGACCAGTAATGTCATTTTCACCACCGCAAACCCACCCAGTCTGAATCGTGTCATTGCTAGTGTTTGAACCATAATGTGTGATTTGTGCCGAATCACCAGAACCATAATCAGAGTTACAGTTACCAATATAAAGAGCAGATGGGTGCTTTGTAACAAATCGGCATAATTGTCCAAAGTTAACTACCGTCTTCGGCTGGAAAGCGAACATCCCCCTATCAGCAGATGTAGTGTTGATATAATTCATCCCCAGCATTGCGTTTATAGTGTAGTTTTTGAAGTTATGCTTCATAACCACTGGCTGACCCGCTTGGTCCCAGTCCGTCATTGCTGAGCTAATATTCCCCCAGGAATCAGTGATAGATGTTTGATAAATGTCCTCCTCTGTCCAGGATATTTTCATCCCTTCTCCCGAAGATGGATTAACAGCAAATTTTGACTCAAAGAATATTTGAGAAGTGTTGTTATACTTAACTCTGGCGTATCTTAATTGGGTAACACCATCTCCATCTAAAAATCTTGCGTCTCCAGTAAAATAGATTACCCTTCCGTTAAGCTCGTCCTCAACTAAACCCATTGATAACCCAGAAATATATGATGTTGCTCCGTTATTGCCAACTCCGATAGAAAATGACGAAGGCAAAGTTCGCTCCGACCAGTATCCCCTAATATCTATTAGCGGAATATCAATAGTAATATCGTCTGCAAAAGAGTTGTTTAGGGCAGCAGTTGCAGTTCCCGTGTCTGTGTATGTGTAGGTGGCGTTTGTTCCTGCGTTGACGATAGCAAGGTGGGTAGTTGTCTGATAGTCACCCGATACGGTAGTTCTAAAGATGTGATAATTTCTTATTTGGGTGTCTGGGTTGGTCATTGTCAGGGTAACCGACTTATTGGTCGCATCTGCTGTAAACGAAACTTCTTCCGAGGCAGGTCCATTAAACCAATTATATTGAGACGTTGTTGAGGTGAAGGCATCACCTCTCCACGGGACTGCCTTGTAATAATAAGTCGTTCCAGCAACCAAAGAACCACCTGCGACAGGTGCCACGGTTACTACCGGTTGAGGCAGTCTATAAAAGTTAATTTGATTTGCCACGCAACTCCTCCAAAATCACATCAACATCCCCGTCATACTTCTTCGCCATCATCTGACCTTCTTCGGATTCATCCTTTCTTAATATGTCTGCTGTAAATTGAGCAACTTTAGCTTGTTCAAACAGATGCCACTCATCGGACAAATCCTCATATGGGTTAAACTGTTCTAATTCTGGGAACATTTTAAGAACTCCTCAAACTTTTTAGGCAATTTGGGTTTTTTCTCAAGGAACTTCTTTACCTTTGTCTTATTGGGTTTTTTCATTATAGGTCTCCGTAGGTTTGAGTCGCCCTGTTCGTCCAGACCGTTGCAAGTGCCGAATCCCCACTAGCATAGTCTCTTACCCCAGTTGAAATAGTTTCTCTTTGTATTTCCCACTCCGTAGTGCCACGCTTGTATTTCATTATGTAATTATAGGTAGCACCATATTCAGTGGCGTAAAGGGCGTCTGTATTAGTGTTTACTGGGTCGGTTATCTTTTTAATACCATCATTTTTGATTGAGGCGAGGGTAGTTTCGGTGGCCTGATCTTCGGGGCTTATTCTAAATACTTCGCTCATCTTGTCCATCCTGTCCAGCCAGTTGAATAACCAGCGTCATCGTAGTTATATGTCTTGCGATACTTCTTACCGTCATTTCCAGTAAACTCCCGGTAGTCCATTACCTTTTTTCCGTTAACTGTCTTCCAAGCGATTGTTACCGGTAAATCTTCAGCCTGCATTGAAAGTGAGTGTTGCCAACTTGAAGCAACATTTGGCACTGGGAAGCGTAGGGACTTAATCGCATTGGTTGTTTCTTTGGTTGAGGTGACAACCTCTGAGAGATCAACCTCTTTCTGTTCTGGGATTTCAACCTTAAAGGAGTCTTTTAAGTCTTTGATTGCCGAAAGAAGCTCTTCGTTCTTCATCTCAAAGCGTGGTGCGATGGTCGGCATCTTCACTTCGGTCTTTTTACTGCTAACTGCCTTGACGATTTCACGAGAAACCTTGTCAAGGTGCTTGACTATTTCACTAAGGTTAGCCACCGTTACCTTATCGGATTGCTTTGGAAAGTTTGAAACCTCGAAAGATTTGGGAAACTTAACTTCGGGAATATCAATCTTTGAAGCCCTGATAGCCTGATTAAGCTGACTAATGGCTTCAATGATGTCTTTATTGCTTAGATTAGTCACTTCAACGCTTTTAACGGGGTTGGTGACTTCGATTTTAGTAACAGGATTGGTGACTTGAACCTTTTGGATGTCTTTGTTTAGGTTTTTGATGGCTTCAGTTAGGGTTTTGGCAAGATCAGCAAAGAAGCGCCTAATTTCTACTAAGGAAGTGCCAACAATATCGGCTAAAAGGTTGTCTTTTTCCTCGTTTTCTTCTATTTTCTGGTTTTTTTGTTGTAATTCTTCAAAATTCATCTTTTCCGCCATGCGATAATTGGATTTTCGCTTACTATCTCCCAATCTTTAAAGTCATTTAAGTCCCAAGACGAGATGTGGTGCTCATTAGGGTTACCGAGTGGATCGTGTTCTGGGTTATAAAACCCGACTGGCACACAAACCACGATATTTTGAGCATATCCTTTAATTTTTTCTAATAAAGCCAGTCCTTCTTCTTTGGTAAAGTGTTCAATCACATCACCCATATTAACGAGGTCGTAGGTAATCTCTGGCTCAAAGTCTCTTAAATCAGTTAAGTAGATGTTTGAATAAAGATGTCGATGAACATCGGTGATATAAGGTTCCCAAACCTCAACCCCATCAACCCTAATTTGCCAGTCTTTCTTCTCGTAGCGTTCGTGCATAATATCTGAGTATTCCCGAAAGAGTAGTCCCCAAGTTCCAAACCCAACCCCCACATCAAGGACTGTCTTGGGTTGAATTTGTGTAAAGATATTAACGACCGGGGTTAGGGCTTGTTGATTTCCTATAGGCATAATAATTTCTTTTCTAGCTCCATTAACTCAAGGTTTGGTTTTAGGCGACTCTCAACTCGTCTAGCCATCTCTGAGTAGGCTTTATAATTGCTGTCTATCTTCTTAATTGCGCTTATCCAGTCCTGAATATGATTTCCTGGAAAAGTTCCAAAGGGTCCAAGGGCTTCTTTTAAGCCAGGAGTTGAGTTAGCAATAACAGGGATACCAACCAGCGAAGCTTCAACGGCACACATTCCATAAGATTCATAGAGTGAAGGTGTGAGTAATATTTTTGTTCTCTTGTAAACCTCAGCGATGTCGGTCTGATTGTCGATTACCTCAACATTGGCCAGCTTCGGTGGAATCTCTTGTTTGCCGTAAGCCCCTCTAACAAAGAGAAACTTCTGGTCTGGGAGTTTCTTGGCTAGTCTAAAGGCGAGGTCTGTTCCCTTTTGCTTAAAGAGATTGATTAGGGTAATACAGTCACCCGGAACAGCGTCAACTCGCTGAATCGGTGGGTGTAGCACGATTGAGTCAAAGATGGTTGGGCTACACTCTCTTACCCATTCGGTGTTATAGACAACGAGCGAAGCGTATTTAATCAACTTAGGCGCAGAGTCGTTATGAATCAGGTGGACTAGAGGTAAGCCGTTCTTTTTAGCATACTCTTCGGCCTGAGCTGATTTGTCTAGGTGGGTGAGGATAATATCGGTTTCTTCTAGTTTATTTGTGACTTTGATTCCATCGTATTCGTAAGGCTTAACGTTTGGTAGGTAGACTTGGCACTCAAAGCCTTTTGAGGTTAGGTATTTAAAGGTTCGGTGTAGGTAGTGTTCGGCTCCAGCGTTGTGAATCGGTGGATACATGTGGACATAAGCTGTAATCTTTGGCTTTTCGGCTTTGATGGGCGTTATCTTGTGAGCGCCTTTATTCTGATACTTCTCACCCCAGCTTCTGATTCTTAAGTGGTCACAAACCCCAAAGTGAGTTATTTTAATCCCCGCTTTCTTTAGAAGATGAGCAAAGTAAATATCTTCGCCACCCCACTCTTTCTCTTTACCAAAGACTTCTTTAACCATTGATCCTTGTTTGATTAGCTTAAAGTCAGTTCTAAAGTAGGGTTTGGTGAGTTTTTTAAAGACACTCGCTTCAATCAAGACACAGCCGAGCCCGAAATAATCACCCTGAGTCGCTCTCTCGCCTGTCTGAAGTAGGTAGTCGGCTACTACAACTGGTTTTTTCTTGGCAAGGGCTTTCTTTAACCAGCCATCTGGCACGACAATATCATCGTCAACGAACCAGAGGTGGGTTGGCTTTAGCTTGAGAGCTTCATCAACTAAGTGAATCCGAGAATCGGGTAATGGTAAGTCGTGAGTGTAGATTAGTTTAACGTCTTCTTTGGTGATGCTCTCTAACGTTCGAGAGTTAATTAACCCTCTGCTTGGTAGACAGCAGACGATCATAGCTCTTTGAGCATTCCTTCAACGAGCTCGATTCTTTTGTCGTGGATTTCGATAATCTTTTTGTTGGCTTTGATACCTCTTTCGAGCTTATCTCGGTTGTCTTCGTCTTTTTCGCCTTCTAAGTCGACTTCTTGTTCTCGTAGTTGTAGCCAAGCACTTAGATTAGCTTGTTTGAGGGCTTCTAGTTGGTTTGTTAGCCACTCTCTTTGTTCTTCTTTGGATGGTAGGATCATTGTTTCCTCCTTTAACTTAATAGCCTTCCCGTAATTGGGTCGTGCTTTTTGATACGCTTTGGTCTTAGTGGTTCTTCTTGGGTGGTGTTCCAGCAGTAATATTCAAAAGCCCTTGCTCCATGAGAGAACCCGTCATGGATTGGGATTTCATTGGATTGATTTAGAAGTTTGGCACTCTTTTCGGGATAACGGTAGTTGTTTAAGATGTCAACGAAACGGTCGCAGTTGGGGTTGCTCTTGTTAACCCGAAGCATCGGAATAAACTTGTGGGCTTGTCTGACCTGAGCTCCGATATTGGGAATTTGAGAAGTTCTGACATAAATCCCCTCGTCTGAAAGCTCTTCTATCACGCTCTTACCGGTGTTTAGGCTTCTTGCGTTGCCGGCCGTGTCCCCTGTGTGAAGCGACGGGGTTCGATATGGCTTACCGTTAAGGATTTGCACAAAATGTTTTATATCAACGTCTGAAGCTTCGTAGTAGTCGATTACCCTTAACTCGTCATTAAAGGGCTGAAACCAAATCATTACCGTTGGGTCGTTGATTCCAAAGTCCCACGAAACATGGACTGGTAGATTGGGGTCGTAGTCAAACTTTAGCCATTGTTTCTCTTCTTTGAACTCTTTATAGACAACTCCAACTGGTTTGACGAATTCAGCTAGAATTTCCTGCTTATAATAGTCCTCACCATAGGATTTGTATTCTTCAAGGAGTTCTTTTAGCTCGTTCTCTGGAATATCAGGGTTATCTTGTGAGCGATAGTGGAAGAACTTAAACTTGGGGTCTTGTGAAAGTCGCCAGAGTCCTCTTTTACCCTTTGGGGTTCCAGCAATAATCGCTGGTGAACGATTTGGAATAAGGTTGGGCCTGATAATCAAAGGCCAGATGTCTTCTGCCCAGTCATCGTATTCATCGCAACCAACAGCTCCCCAGTTTGAAATACCTCGAAGGGCTTCTTTGTTTTCAACCCCGAATAGTTGGAGCTTCCCTTTACCGGGAAAAGAGACTGATAAATCTACTTCGTTTGTCTTATAGGGTAGGCCTTGGGCCTTAAAGTGTCCGAGTAATCTTTGGATATGATCATCCCAGACAATGTTTTTGGCCTGAACTTTTGAAGGTGCGATATATGGATATGATAAATTCGTTGTTAAAGCGCCTTCCGTTAACCACGAAATGATTAGGGAAGTTTTACGCCATTTTCTGCCTGCTACTAATGCCTTAAACCTTGAATCGTCATTTAAGACTTCAGCTTGTTTAGCGTGTGGCTTGGTCGGGTAAAATGTGTTGATTGTTTTCATCCTCTCCTCGAACAATCTTAAAGGTTAGGTCGCCAGTTACTTCTTGTTTCTCGGTTAGCTTGCCTTTAACCTTCATTGCCAACTCTAATTCGGCCTTACGATTCTGTTTCTTTGTCTCAATATCTTCTTTTAATGCAGAGATTATCAGTTCATCGGTAAGACCTAATTCGTCACATAATTCAGAAATTGGCTTCTTAAGTTTTTCCAAGTTTTCGTGTCCTATCTGGCCAGCACTTTTTCTGTCCTTAACATCATAAGCTCTTTGTGCGGCTTCTGTTGCGTTTCCTGTCTTGACATACTCTTTCAGCCATTTTTTTTGTTTTAGAGTTGCCATACAAACCCTTCTCTTTTAAGAGTTTAAATAATTCGTTTTCGGCTTTTTTGTCGTGATCCATTTTTTATTAACCCGCCTAAACCCACCTAAGGACTCTAGGGCAAATGTTGGGCATAGTCCTTTCCCCGCATAATGCGACTCTACACATAAGGGTTTCCCCCCGTATAAGGAACCTTTACCATAGAATTAAATAAAATGCAATACTTTTTTGATGTTTTTTTTTCCTGTGGATAAGTCCATATTTTGTGCTTAAACTTTGGTATAAAACTACTATTGACTATACTTTTCGCTTTTGTTATACTTTAGTTATCCTATTAGCAGCTTGAAAGCTCGGTATCACGAATAGCAGGGAAAAGAAAAGTTCGGCAAAATTGCCAAAAGAACTTACCCACTATAAAACGAATACTTGGCAAGTAAAGTTAAAAAGAAAGGAAATAAAATGGCAATATCAAAACAGATTCAAGATCGTAACCAAAGACAACAGGACAGGGCAAACGGAATAATAATCTTTGTTCTAGTCCTAGCTCTAGTTGGAGCGTGTGTAGTAGCAAATAAGCTGGCGATTGAGAGAGTTCAGCCAGTATATGACGAGGTGTATGGTGTTGGGCAAAATAAATAAAAGGCAGGCAAAAGGTCTGGGTGCGTTCTCCACTAAGGAGGAGGTCGAAGGCGCAATCCTTGGCTATATGAGACAAGACTATCGGGATTGGTTTAAAGAAAATAATTGGAAAGTGTCGGACTATGTTCATCACCTCAAGGATCTAAACCCAAATGAAATCGCTGTGGCTATAGAGAAAGAGATTGATGACTATATCCGACAAGAAAAGGAGGATGAAGATGTCGACAGATTTAGGGAACGCCCTGATTGTTATCTCTAGGTGGTATCAAGAGGGGATGTTAACAGACAAAGAAAGGAGAAAAATTGAAAAAGACGTCAGAAGAAATGCACGACTTGGTCGTAAAAAACTTATGCAATAAAGAAGAGTGGTGGCAATTCGTTAAGTATCTCGCAGACCTTGAGATGAAGCCAACAGAGTTCTTTAGAGAAATAGTGAAAGGGGCAATAAATGATAACCAAAACTAAACTTTATAATGGTGATGTTGAACTAGTATTTGATTCAGTTAAGCACACCTATGAAGCAAACGGAAAGATAGTATTTGGTGTGACTTCAATCACTGGAGTATTAGACAAACCTGCCTTGATGTATTGGTCTGCCAATATGGGAGCTGAGTATGCTGATAAGGTGTTAGTTCCGGGGATGGTGATTGATGAGCTTAATAAGCCAGCCATCATTGAAGGGATTAAGACAGCTTTTCGGAAGAAGTCAAAAGAAGCAGCTGATATCGGAACAGCCGTTCATAAGTATCTTGAAGACTATCTAAACGCTGGAATCAATGGCGAACCCCTACCAGAGATGCCCGTTAATAAACATATCAAAAATGCCATTCTTGCTTTCCTTGAGTGGACAAAAGAAAACAAAGTAAAGTTTGTTTCAGCCGAGCGCAAGGTTTACTCAAAGAAGCATGGCTATGCCGGAACGCTTGACGCTTTAGGTTATGTTAATGGGAAGCTGGCAATCGTCGACTTTAAAACTTCTTCTGGTATTTACCCAGAGATGTTTATTCAGACATCGGCTTATGCTCAAGCTGTAAACGAAGAAGATGGCACAGAAATTAAAGACTGCTATATTGTCAGAGTTCCTAAAGATGGTAGTGAGTTTGAGGTTCAAAAAGATGACCACCTAGACTTAAACTTTAAGTCATTCCTGGGCTGTCTTGAGAACTATAAACGCCAGATGTTTATGAAGGGTGTTGAAATAGAAAAGTATAAAAAGAAATTAAAGGAGTCAATGTGAAAACAATAAAAGTTGAAGCAATTTACGAAAACGAAGTTGAATACAATGGTTGTGCAAACGATAAATGTAAGAAGTCCGAGAAGAGGGGTTGTGACTGCAACAAGGGTTACATTAAACGAAAGTTTACCTCCTATAAAGCATTAGGAGATGATGGAGAGTATTATCGCCTACAAGGCAAGGGTGCTGATAAGGTTAGAGAGGGTGATGAGATTACCGGGATTGTGACCGAAGAAAAGTGGGAGTCAGAAGATAAGAGTGGTATTAACTACTACTTTAAATTCCCATCTAAAGAAGACTTGCTTGAAGAAGAAAACAAGAAACTAAAAGAAATGTTGGCTCAAAAAGAGTCAAAGAAAGAGGAAGAGTCTGAGGAAGTTGACTTATCAGACATTCCATTTTAAGTATGAAAAGAACAATTAAACAAAATCGGGCCCTACATCTCTGGTTTGAGTTTCTAGCCGCCGCATTAAACGATGCTGGACTTGACCAGAGAACGGTGCTAAAGCCGGAGGTTGAAATTCCCTGGACACCAGAGGCAGTTAAGGAGCAGCTATGGCGACCGATACAGGTTGCCATGCTCCAAAAGAAGTCTACTACTGATCTCGAAACACCTGAAGTTAGTAAAGTTGAGGAAGTGCTAGTAAGACACTTGGTAAAGTCTTTTGGTCAGTTTTTTAATCCACCAGACTTTCCGAGTATTGACCAGCTTGTGGATAACAATGAGGTTGAAAAAGAAGACTGATTATGTTATATATTTCTATACAGGGGGAATTAAATTAAAGGGGTATAGAAGACAGTATACTTGGTTCCCCAACCCTTTAAGCCAAGTGTGCTGTCTTTTATACAAAACAGGAGGAAAAGATGACCTTACAAGAACGGGTTAAAGAACTAGAAGAAAGAGTTAACGATCTTGAATATATAGATTATGTCCGATGGAATAAGAAGCTCTCTACTAAAATAAAAATGTATTTCAGTCTCAGACGATATAGAGACGGAGAAGATTTCTAATGAAACCAGGGGGATACACAAAGTGGAGCCGAAAAACCATTGAAAGCGATGTCTTTTACTGGAAACCAGCCGAATGGTTTAAGATATGGTTCTATATAGTTAATTCTGTTAATTACCAAGATAATAATCTCTTTAAAAAGGGTGAACAGTTTTTAAAGAGAGACAAGATCGCCAAAGAAACCAGAACATCAGTCAACCAAGTAACAGAGTTTGTAAGATGGGCAAAAAAAGAGAAAATGCTCACAACACGAAAAACAACACGGGGAATGGTAATAAAAGTGCTTAATTATGCGAAATATCAAGACCACAGCACCTACCTAAAAACAACACACAAACCAATTTCAAAACAACACAGACACAACACTATAAATAATAAAACAAATAAAACAAAGGAAGTAGTAGAGCTACCCCCTCGTGTTAAATGGGTAATGGATGAATTAGATAATAGTTTCGCTCCCACTAAAAGGACAATAGAGATTATAGAAAAAGACTTTGGCGCTTATAAGATAACCGATGAAATTAAAAAGTATGCCGCCCACTACGAGGATAATAAAAGGGCTATGGGAACTGCAAGCCTACAGAAATGGTTGATAAATGCTAAAAAATGGGGTCAATTAGAAAGGAGGGAGCGATGATAGTCATCCTAAAATTTAAAGATCGCTACATAACAAAAAAACTAAACATGACTTACGAGGAAATTATGACTCTTTACAAGGGAAAGGTCATAAGCATAAAGGGGGAAAAATGAACTTTAAGAACTGGACATCACTCGCTAAATACGACCTTTATAAACAACTCCAAGAAGAGCTTCACCTTCAAATAAAAGCCGAGATGCTCAACCCTAAGGAGAAAGAGTTTGACCTTGTGCCGATAAAAGATTCAGTCCCAGAGGCCAAAGAACGAATTAGTAATCCCGATGTTATAGAGGGTATGTCAACTGGCTATAAAAACCTAGACGAGATAATCGGTGGAATCACACCTGAGGAACTTGTTGTCATCGCTGGTGGTACTGGTATTGGTAAGACCCACTTTGCTCAATGTATGATTATAAATATGGCCCTAAACAACGATCCTGTTCTATTTTTCACTCTTGAGATGCCACCAGTCGAAACCACAGTCAGGTTTATGAGAATGGTTCGGGCGAAAGTCCACGAAGGCATTCTCCCAGAGCTTCCAATCTATTATTACTATGGCACCAATGTCACCCTACAAGTCCTAGAAAAAGCGATTCAGAAAGGTGTCGAGATGGGAATTAAGTGTGTTGTTATTGACCACATTCACTTTTTCGCTAAAGGCCACGACAACCAAGCAGCCGAAATCGGAAACATCGCTCGTGAAATTAAACTTCTGGCTAGAAAATATAAATTACCGATAATCCTCCTCGCTCATATCAGAAAAACTAACGCCCCATCTAAGATCCCAGGGCTTGAAGATATTAAAGACTCATCTGGTGTCGCCCAAGACGCTGATTCAGTCCTAATCGTCTGGCGAAATATGGACACTGACGATGAAATAGAACAACGAGAATTAAAGGTTAAAGTTAGAAAGAATCGTCGACGAGGACAGCTCGGTGGTTGCCAGTATCGCCTCGACAACAACTCTTATCTACAAGAGATGGATTATATCCATAAGGAGGAATATTGAAAAGTATTAAATCAATCTTAAGAAGTATGATTAAAAGAGGTTATCTTATGACGGACTTATCCACAGATAAAATGTTTGACAAATATAACCAAAAGAGTATAATTAAAAAAAAACAAGGGGAGTGTAATGAAAAAAACAGAGGGAAATAACTGGCAGTCAAGAGGCTGTCCTTAATTTTGTATACTTACTGGGTCATTCGGTTAGCCGGTGATCTGGTAAAGAGAACAGAGAGCTTAAAAACTCTCGCCTATTATTAACGAAAGGGGTTTATGAGTCGTAAACGAAAGTTACTACTAGGCACAATCATCGTGATACTAGTAATTGTCGGAGGAACGAATATCAGAGACTACAATCGTCAAAAAGAAGCCGAACTTAACCAAATACGGCAAGAATCCGAAAGATTCAAAATGGAGTCTGAGCAGCTCCAACAGGATAAAGACAAGCTCGAAACGGAACTTGAAAAAACTAAGACAGATAACGAGAAGCTACGAAAAGACTTGCAGGCTAAGAAAAAGACCACTGTAAGAGTGGCTTCCGTAAAAGGCACAGAGCAATGGCGACCATTGTGCGAGAAGTATTTTGGAGCTAATGCTAACGAGTGTCTAATGGTAATGAAGGGTGAGTCTGGTGGGAATCCTCGGGCGTGGTCACACACCTCAGACGGAGGCCTAATGCAGATTAACTGCCCTACCTGGTGTAAGTTTTTTGGGACAACCAAAGAAGGACTCTTTGACCCCGAAAACAACCTTAAGTGGGCAAAGGTCATTTATGACCGAGCAGGAGGAAGCTGGAGACCCTGGGTTTATGCCCAGAAAATAGGTCTATGAACTGGACAGCCACGATTCTCCTGATAGCAATGATGGTCTTTTGCTGGAAGATAATCAACAACTAAAAAGCTAGGTTGACTAAATGAGAGGTCATTAAATGGAAACTCAAAACCGCCTGTTCGATTAAGGAGGAAAGATGAAAGAGTTACAATTAAAAGTTGAAGATATTGTGGCACTATTGCAAGGTAAAGAACTTCACTACAACAACGATGAGCTGGTTATTTACCCTCCACAGGGGAATATAACTATGACGAAAGAGCAGTTTGATGGTATCAAGAGAAAAGCACAATATGAAGCTGCAAATGAGCTACTTGATGTTATGGATTCAATTAGAAAAGATAACGAAGTCAGGTTAGATTTAGGAGGTTCAAAGGAATAATATATGAAATTTATAGAAAAGAAGAGTATGCACCGAGAACCAATGAAAGATGCTGCCGAGGAGCACATTAAATCCCAACAACGCCTATCCCTTATTGAGGAGATAGGATTAGCGATAGATGCAAAGTCAGAACACTGCACCATAATAAGACCAAATGGAGATAGGTTAGATACATCCGTGATAACAGTAGACGATGTTTTAGCCATACTTAAAAGATGAAACTCTATCACGGAACTAAAAAAGAATACCTACCATCAATTATGAAAGATGGGTTGAAGCGTGACAGCAATGGTGGCGATACAGTTTATATTTATACAGCAGAAACCATAGACGAGGCAAAAAAGTGGGGAGATACAGTTTTGGAAATTGATGCAACTGGACTTGATACGAGATGCTTCCCAGACGAAAACCCAGTATGGCAAGTATTAGTAAAAGACGATGTAAGTCCAGACAGGTTAGCCCTAAAAGAACGCCCAACATCTATAAAAGGTAATTGAACTGCTTGACCCCAGTTCATAGGAGGAAAAAATGGGAGGAACAATAGTAAGCGAATGTAGAAAATGTGGGATAGAAATTGACATTGACCCACTAACAGAAGCAACTGACGAAAACAGGACTTGCGATGATTGTTTAGATAAATTAGGAGGAGAGAGATGAAATACTGGGAAAACCAAAAACTAACAGAATCAGATAAAAAGAACCGTCTCAGGATGATTATGCTATCATTTCCAAAAAAGGTAGATAAATTAGGAGGTAAAGAAAGATGAGTGATATAGATTTGGCAGAGTTTCTGATTTCTGGTATGGAATATGATAGTGCTTTTGACCAAGAATGTAAGTATGGTCATAGAGTAGGTGGTCACGCAGTTTATTGCCACAACGACAAGTCCCCTTATAGAAAATGCCGATTCGGTTGGTATTCAGGAAGCGAAAATCCCGACCACGACTGCCTATATTTCAAGAAAAACAAAATGGTAGATAAATTAGAGGAGGAGAAATGAAAATAGTGTTCGCCAATATAGACAATAACCTTGAGTTAGAACTACCAGATGAACTTGGTAAGTTGTTGTGGCAATTTGTTCAGATGAGGCAGGTAAAAACTCGCTGGTTCAAAACATTTACAAACGGAAGAAAAATTAAGTATATGGTTTTTGACGAGGGTTTAGATAAATTAGAGGAGAAGAAATGAACTGGATACTTAATATGATAGCAGAACGAGTTAAGGATAGAATGTGGGAGGACTTAAATGACATTAAAACACAGAACCTAAATACTGCTTCTGACATTACTAATCTATTGCTTGATATAAAAAACGATAAGATGTCGATACAAACAAGAAGCTTTTTATGTCGAATGAATATCAGCCCAGATAGATTTACCCCACAGGTAAAGAAAGGAAAGAAATGACCAGAATATCAACGAAGATTATGGAGATAAGAAAATATAATCTCGCAGTAAGCCAAGAGGAATTTGGTAAAAGAATTGGTGCCTCAAAGAATTATGTTTGCCAACTTGAAAGAGGAAGAAAAACTCCTGGATTTAGTGTCTTGTATAAAATATCGGTTGCAGTAGGAATTGACCAGGTAAAAGTATTTCACGACCTCGTAGATTTATTGGCACAGGATTATTTAGCCCTATTAGATAAATTAGAGGAGAAAAAATGAAAATATAGGGCAAACAGGGGGCTTTTTGTTAGCCAGTCACGGCGGTATGGTGAGAGAGAACTGATGGCGAGTGAGCGTGATGCCACGACCCAGTGGGAAGGACTCAGCCAAGTATACACCGCCCTGGGTGTTTAGCAAAAGGCTAAACAAGACCTTTAAAAGGGGGTGACGACAATGCTCAAAGAGGAGCTCGACTTTTGTATGCGACTCTTTGCCTACATAGACGCACTAATCGACTTTTTAGACGAGAATCCTTGCACCTACCCACCCCTAATGAGGGATGTTGTTTGTCTCCTTGAGGGTAGGGTGGTAAAGGACACTAATGGCAACCGTTATCTCGTCAACGGACTACGAGAGCAAATCGTTGAGTTGATGGACACAATGGAAAAACTCGAACTAGAGGTTTACTACGAAGACGACCAAGATGAGGGTGGTGATTAAGATGCTTTTTCGTCTAGTGGAGACAATCGAGTTTCCTGTTGCTGACTGTGAGAATTGCCAAGAGTCGGTGTCGATTATCGTTAATGCCCTTCATCGGGCTGGCGTAATCAAGAACACCGACAGGGTTCATTGGCACTCTGACGGCCTAACGGTCAAGGTTTACGTCTATCGCAGAGAGGACAACGGTCATGGCTAGGTGTTTCGTCTGCCACGAAGAGGGGCCAGTGACGGTTCATCATCACTATTGGCCTAGGAAGTACATCAGGGGACTATTCCCCAACTCGTATCGTCAGCTCAGAGGGGTCAAGCACTATGTCTGTCAAGAGTGCCACGACAACTATCACGCAAAGGCGTGGTCTTGCCAAGACAACCCGCCGTGTCGTTCTTGCAGATATATTCTCATCTGTTGCTACATCGGCATCGGCCTGTCCGACAAGATTAGGGGAACATCCTAAGGAGTCGGGTCGCAGGCCGACCAGAACCAAAAGCAGCTTTCCCAGTTACTGCTAAAAAACAAACTGGGTCTACCTAGTGGACTCTACCTGGGGGAAGCGTGGAATAATACACCCGCAAATAAAGTGGAGGTGTTAGTCCTATAAGGTGCCGAGGCAAATGACGCTCCCTGGAGTTTAACCATCTGAGAATCGCCTTATAGGAATCCCGAGTCATAGTCCACTATGACAAGTTGTCACTGCTTCAGTGACCATGGGCAACGGATAAGCCGTGAGTTAGCTCGAAACCGTAATACCCCGATATGTCACTCGGGGCTGGGTCGGTAGCACAATCCTGCGGAGACAGACCGCAAAAGCTACCTACGACTCCCAATAAGGGGGACCACAAGCCATTGAGAGGAGGATAAAATGGCCATCAAATGGACAGACGACATGAAGCAAGAACTTGTGGATTGTCGCACACAGTTGGAGGTTGAGGACTTTGCCAAGCGGCATGGTCTCTCGTTCTCTAACGCAGACCGTCGGCGTAGGAAGCTCATCGGTGAGACTCCGGAGAAGGACTACGCCACCCAGGCTGAGCAGTTGGACATCAACAAGTTGCTCGCCAAGAAGTCGCTCTATGACCACGTCGGAGAGTCATTCGTAGCGGCTGCCAAGAGACTTCCAGACCCCAAGCACCCAGACCCCATCGTGGTTAAGAGGGGAGACCATGATGAGGAGGAGATGTTTATCGTCTTCTCTGACTCGCAAATCGGCTCTTTGGTTAATCCCAAGGAGACGGGTGGACTCGGAAGCTACTCAACGGCAGAGTTCCTCAAGAGGTTGGAGTTCTTCAAGGAGAAGCTCGCCAGGATTTTCGACATTGAGCGGTCGGCAATACCCTACAACCGCATCAATGTCTTTTTCTTGGGCGACATCATTGAGGGCTCAACCATCTTTAGGGGTCAACTCAGGTCAATCGACCAAAACACCGTTCAACAGGTGATGACTTCGGTTGATGCGTTAACCAACCTCATCTCGTGGCTCTCAACTCAATTTCCAGAAGTCGGTTGCTACTGTGTCGTTGGCAACCACGGAAGGATTGGGTTCAAGGGCGAACTCTCCCCGATGGACAACCTGGACTACCTCGTCTACAAGTGGATGGAGGAGCGGTTGGCTGACCACTCCAACGTCAAGGTCAACGTGGCCGACACTTGGTGGATGGCGGTTGAAAGAATGAGGACTCGTTTCGTTCTCGTTCACGGTGACGACATCAAGGCCTGGATGAACATTCCGTTCTACGGAGCAGAGCGTTCTGAGGGTCGGATGCAGAAGTTGCTGAAGATTCTCTTCAACTACTACGTCATCGGACACCACCACACTTCAGCCGAGTTCGGCAACGTCATCATGAACGGCAACTGGGTCGGTGGCTCTGAGTTTTCACTCAGGGTCATCCAAGCAGGGGGTCTACCCTCTCAGAAGCTGTTCTCTGTCCACCGAGCTTTTGGGATTACCTGGAGCCGAGATGTGCTCCTCGTTGACCCACGCACCATCAAACCGACACGCATCTACAGGTAAGGCGAATGGGCGGCCGCCTTTAAAGCCGCCACTAACAAAGGAGGAAAGATGAAGAAGGCAAAAGAACCCACAAAAAATGCTGTGAGGATAAGAAGCAGAAGGAAGAATAAAAAAGAAAAGAAGTGCCTTGTATGTGGTGAGCCTGCAGAGATACACCACAACACTTATGAGTCTGAAGATGACATAGCCTTCCTTTGCAGAGAACATCATGGCCTTTGGCACAAAGTGCTTAGTAGTCAGGATAGGAATAAGGAAATCATAGGGGAGCTGGTAGAAGACTTAGAGATGTTCCCCAATATCAAGGAGTATATCAAGGGCACTATCAGGTGGGTTTTACTAAATAAATAAAGACACAATATGTGTCAAAGGAGGAAAAATGGCAAAATCTGAAGTTAATATGAGGGTTTGGTTGTGCACGAACCCATTAAGAAGCGGTCAGCCGCAGGCATTCCCGCAGAGATTTATTAGTCAGTTAAATAAGGATTATCCGCTTGAAAATAAAAAAGTTCTTTGGATGTTTGGCGGTGGTGTAAATAAAAACAAAGAATACTTAAAACTAAATAGAAACGATGACACTAACGACATAAGAGAAGAGTCGGGATGTAATATAGTTTGTTCTTTTGCCGATATACCAGAAAAAAAGAAATACGACATAATAATAGCCGACCCACCATATAATGCTCTTTACGCAGACGAGTGGAAAGCCGACCTACCAAAGCCAAAGCACATTATCGAAAAGTCGGCTAGATTGCTCAAAAAAGACGGAATCTTAATTTTATTCCACATTGTTGTTACCCCAACATATTTAAAAAGCACAGGATTTAAGAGAATAGGGCTACATCCTGTTTTGTGTGGACTTAATAACGCTATTCGTGTTGTTAATGTTTTGAAGCTAGACAGGGGGGAAAAATGAGGATGTTTTTGCAGTGTTTACTGGTTGACTTGGTGGCGGCTATATTTTTTGTCGCTGGGATATGGTTCGCTTGGATTCTAGTAACAGCTAACGAGTTCAAATGGTACTTCGTTCTGATAGCAGTTCTAGTAATGGTTATATTCAATATCTTAACCGAGATTATTTGGTGGAGGAAGAAATGATTCCCAAAAAGGTAAGGATATGTGGGCTAGATTATAAGGTTGAAATAGATAACGATATGCACAGGGATAACGGATTTCAGGGGCTACACGATGCTAAAAAGCTAATAATCAAGCTCCAAAAAGACGGCTACTCAGATGATAAAGTATTTCAGACGTTTATTCACGAAGTCACCCATGCTATCAACTACCACTACAATAACGATGAACTATCCGAAGAACAAGTAGATAGAATGGCAAACGGATTCCACGCATTTCTAAAAGATAATAAGGAGGTACGATGACCCCCGATAAACACTGCGAAGAAAACATAGGATTTAATTTATTAACCGAATATTTATGGAGTAAAGAATGATACTACACGGTGATTGTTTAGATAAATTAAAAGAACTACCCGACAACTCGGTAGATTCAGTAGTTACTGACTCACCTTATGAACTAGGATTTATGGGCAAGCACTGGGATAATTCAGGTATCGCCAACAACCCTGATATGTGGCGCGAAGTCCTAAGAGTATTAAAGCCAGGTGGACATCTATTATCCTTTTCAGGTGCTCGTACTTATCACAGACAAGCAGTAGCCATCGAGGATGCAGGGTTTGAAATACGAGATATGGTGGAATGGATTTATGGTTCAGGCTTTCCTAAGTCTTTGAATATTGGTAAGGCAGTGGACAAGTTAGAGGGGAACGAGAGAGAAGTTACTGGTAGTTATACTGTTCCCGACATCAAGGGCGATGCATATGGCACGATGAATGATAAACAGGGTGGCTCATACAAGAACATAGAAGTAAGCAAAACCAAAGGCCACTCCCAATGGGAAGGCTGGGGTACTGCCCTTAAACCTGCTCACGAACCTATCTGCCTTGCAAGAAAACCCTTAAGTGAAAAATCAGTCGCTCAGAATGTTTTGAAATGGGGAACAGGTGGCTTGAATATCGATAAGAGTAGGGTGGGGACAGAGATAATACCAACTGGTCGTTTCCCCGCCAACCTAATCCACGATGGCTCAGATGAAGTCGTGAGAGAGTTTCCAAATGAGAGTGAGCGTTTCTTCAAATCCTTCCTCTACTGCCCTAAAGCCTCAAAGAGTGAACGAGATAGAGGGTGTGAAGGGATGGAGGGCAAAGAAGTATCGTCATGGCACTTTAAGTGTAATAAATGCGGCCATACTTACGCAGACGACCCTGTTAAATCTGGTTGTCATTGTGAAGAACCCGAAGTAGTTAACTGGACAGGAACAACGAGAAACCATCACCCCACCGTCAAACCCCTTGCTCTAATGAAATACCTAATCCAAATGATAACGCCTGAAGGAGGCACAGTCCTTGACCCATTCGCAGGGTCAGGTTCAACCCTCGTAGCTGCTAAAGAGCTGGGCTATGACTTTATCGGGATAGAGAGGGAAGCAGAATACATTGAGATAATTGAGGCAAGACTTAATGGAGTGAAAGAGATACAAGGAGGATTACTATGACACCAGAACAAGAACTAGACCTAAAAACAAATAACGAAGACTTTTGCGAGCGTGCTGATACTAAGTACAGAGCGGGACAAGTTGAACATACTGGTAATCTCTGGGAGATGGGTGCTTACCAAGCCCTCAATAACGCCAAGGACGAGATAGTGGATATGTGGCAGTATGTCATGACG